GGATACGTTGAACATACAGACAGGCAGATCGAGGAGTGCCACGGCTTCCCGGTTGAGGTGCCAACATCGGGCGATATTATCCTTACCGCATTAGAGGTCGTAATCGCAGGGGTAGGGGTTGACATTCTTCCACGGTTGTCGCAAAAGCAGATTGATAAGATTATTGATAACTTAGAGCTTTAACAAAGTAAAATGAAAGCAGTAAAAAATGGATTTAGAAAATAAATTATACCTTTGATCCCATGACAACGTTCATGGACATGAATAAACGGCTGATGATAAACGCCCTTGAGAAAACATTAGGGGTGGTAACATCAGCGTGTAAGATTGTAGGTATTGCGAGGTCAACGCATTACAACTGGTATGACAGTGATAGAGATTATAGAGATGCAGTGGATGATATCAGCAACATTGCTTTAGATTTCGCCGAAAGCAAGCTACACGAATTGATTCAAGATAAAGATACAACGGCCACAATTTTTTATCTAAAAACAAAAGGAAAAAGACGTGGCTACATTGAACGAAATGAGATTGACCATAACGGACAAATCGGTATAACTTGGCAGGAAGAAAAAACGTATGATTCATAAGTAGTAGTTTTTAATGGTAACAAACCTTCCGTTTCTACGGAGGGTTTTTTTTATTTTTGTTTTATGAAGTTGAACAAAAAACAAACTATCGCCTTAGATTATTTGGAAGATAGCACCACAGAGGAGGTATTATTCGGAGGAGCCGCCGGCCCCGGCAAATCCCTCCTTGGGTGTTATTGGCAGCTAAAAAACCGGTTGAAGTACCCCGGATCCCACGGCCTGATCGGCAGAGCGGTGATGAAAACGTTAAAGGACACAACCTTAAAAACATTTTTGGAGGTAGCATCAAAACAGGGGTTAAAAAGGGGGAGGCACTATCAGCTTACCTCATCCCAAGACAAAGAAAATCCAAACTGTATTGAATTTTTTAACGGCTCCCTTATTTTTTTACGGGATTTGTATCATTACCCATCAGACCCTGACTATGATGAATTGGGTTCACTTGAGATAACCGATGCCTTTGTTGACGAGTGTAGTCAGGTTACGAGGAAGGCTAAGGATATACTGAAGGTGCGGATCAGGTTCAAGTTGGACGAATTTAATTTAATCCCTAAAATATTATTTGCAACAAACCCAACAAAAAATTGGGCTTATGAGCAATTTTATTTACCTGCTCAAAAAGGTGAGCTGCCAACGTACCGCAAGTTTGTGCAGGCGTTCGCTTGGGACAACCCCAACTATCCAGAATCTTCGTTGAAGTCTTTAAAGGAGATGCCGGAGGGTGCGGAGAAAGAGCGATTGTATTACGGCAGCTGGGATTTTAATAATGACCCCACATCTTTGTGTGATTTTGATGCAATAACAGATGTTTTTACAAATGAAGTAAGAGGCAACGGTATGCGCTCAATAAGCGCAGACCTTGCAATGCAGGGCAGGGATAGATTTGTTGTGGGGGTGTGGAATGGCAACGTTTGCCGCATTGCCGTTGATAAGACAAAGTCGACCGGCGTTGAGATTGAGCGGGATATAAAAAAATTAATGCAGGAGCTGTCAATAGGGCATAGCCAGACAGTGGTAGATAGCGACGGGATGGGGGCCTACCTTGAAAGCTATTTAACGGGCATTAAAGAATTTCATGGTGGGGCTCCTGCTGTAAATAAAAAAGAGTTCGTAAATTTGAAATCTGAGTGCGGGTACAAGCTGGCCGAGCTTATAAATAACCGGCAGATAAAAATAATTTGCTCAAATGAGCAAAAAGATAGAATTATTGCTGAACTTGCACAACTAAAGGCCGCAGGCGTTGATAAGGATGAACAAAAAAAACGCTTGATAAAGAAAGAAGAAATGAAAGAGGCGTTGCACAGATCGCCAGACTACTTAGACATGCTACTTATGAACATGATTTTTCATATTAAGCAACCTATGATAGTATGGGCAGAATAAGTATAAAAAATTTATTTAAGAAACGAAAGCAGTACCCCGTACCCTTTAGCCAGTTAGTACAAGGGCAAATAATTTCGCCATCAGATAATAAGCAGGCATACTTAATAGATGGGTATTTATCTAATGATATAATTTATTCAATCATATCTTTAATAGCTGATAAAATAAGATTACCGGAATGGGGGCAGTATGAAGTAATTGACGAAAATAAATTTAAAGAATACAAAGCCGAGTTCCACAAAAAAGATGTAAACGTAAAGCGGTTACATGAATTAAAGTCGCAATCGTTGCAAAAAGTAAAAGGCGATGCAAAAATAAATGAGCTGCTTAACTGGCCTAATGAGTATGAAACGTTTAATGATTTTGTTGCTTCAGGTGCTGTAAATAAATTGATAACAGGGGATAGGTATGTTTATGCAGAAATATTAAAAGCAGGAGCCAATGGCGGCAAGCCGCAAGCGTTGCATAATCTACCCTCTCATCTTATCAGCATAGAGGCAACACGAACGTTTCCACAAGCTCCATTAGCGTACAATATTTTTACACAAGGGGATAAATTTACCCGAGAGGAAGTGCTACATGAAAAATACTTTAACCCCGAGTGGTCAACCAACGGTGCGCAGCTTTACGGCCTATCCCCTTTAAAAGCGGCGGTAAAAAGATACACGAGAAATAATGAGGCGATGACGGCTGCATCGGTAGCCTTTAAAAATCAGGGGGTGAAGGGATTCATTTCGCCAGATATATCGCCGCAAGATGTTGACATGGGTAACATTGCAATAATGGGGGAGCAAGCCGCTAAAGTAAAAAAATTATTAACCAGCCCTGAGTACTCAGGTGCCGATTCTTACGGCAAGATGGTAGCGACGGCATACAGGATGAATTGGACGGACATAGGCTTATCGCCGGTGGATATGCAGATAATAGAGAGTGAGAAATGGGATGCGGTAATGTTGTGCAACATTTACGGTGTGCCGCCGGAATTGTTGGGGCTTACTCAAAAAACTTACAACAATGTAAAAGAAGCGGAGAAAGCACTTACAACGAGATGCGCATTTCCGTTGCTTACAACATTCAGGGATGCGTTTAACCATAAGCTAAACACCGACTGGGGATTTAATGGGAAAAATATTTACATTGACTATGATTTTTCCATCTTTACCGAGTTAAACGACAACATGGGGGAGAAGGTAGATTGGGTAAATAAATTGTGGATGTTATCGCCAAATGAGCAGTTGAATATTTTAGGGTTGCCGAAAAATGACAACCCCTTGTTTGACGAACCATGGATAGACGGAACCAAGCAACCGATGAGTGAGGTGCAAGCAAATGAGATTGACAAAATGATAGGGGATGAATGATCTTGAGAAGATAATATTTGAACGCTACCCGGTAACGAAGAAAGAAAGGAGGTGTAGTATTGAGAAAGCCAGAATGGAAATGCTGCGTTCGCAATTAAAAAAAAGATTGATAAATGAATTTGCAGGAAAGGAAAAAATACAGTCGTTTGGTGGAACTTGTAAATCGCAGGTTTGAGAGCAGATTTTATCCTAAGCTGCAAAAGGCGATAAAGCAAGATATTAGTTCTTTGATTGAGTACTTGAAGATAAACGGCATTGATTCGGCACCTAAATACTTTGATGATAACATTGCATCAAAATCATTAACAGAGATAGTACAAGATTTATATTCAAATGTTGGCGTTTACCATGCCAATAGGGTTTACAGAGATTTGCGGAAGGAAGAAAAAGGTTTTGGGTTTAATCCAGACTTCATTAATTTTGTTACGAATTATTTCCGCAAGCATTTGGTAGAAAAAATAACGTTTGGGGCGGTAAAGACAATGAGAGATTTTTTTCTACCGCTAATATCCAAAGCTGTAACAGATGGCGCAACGTTTGAGGAGATTGCGCAAGCGATACGGGATAAAGGCTTTGAGAAGCGGCAAGCGGCAAGGATTGTGAGGACGGAAGTAAATAGTGCTACCAACGTGGCGGCAGTGGCGGCTGCGGAAAAGTTTGAGTATAAGACGATGAAGGAATGGATAAGTGCAATGGATTCAAGAGTAAGGGGAAGAAACCCGGAGGATCATGCGAACCATTGGGATTTGGATGGGGTAGTGGTTGACTATAATCAGCCGTTTGTTGATCCGAGAAACGGGGTAAGATTAATGCAGCCAGGGGATCCAAAGGCGCAGGGAATGAGAATGGACAAAGCGGCAACGGTGATTAATTGCCGATGTACGGTTGCATTGGTGGCGAAAAGAGATGCGAATGATCGGTTGATACCAAAGACAGGACTTATCAAGTCGGTGGAGCCTGAAGAAACAAAAGAACTGAAACCTGATTACAGTGAGATAATTGAACCGATTGATTATCTAAAGGACGAAATCAGGGACATAGGCCGGGACGTGAGAGGAATAAAAGAAACAGATTTAAGCCCGGTACTGGAAAGGTTTGAAGGGTTGGCGACAAAAGAAGATTTGGACGAAATAAAATTATTTGGTGAGTTGATAAGTGGTGAGGGTGAAAGGCAGGTTGAAGTTGTTACTAAAGTAAGGGATGAACTTGAAAGGTTGATTGAAGAAAAGCTGAATGGTGATTTAAGCCGGATAGATGAATTGATTGATTTAATTAATTCTAAAGATTACAAGCCTGAGATAGTTCTTAACAGTAGTTCAAAAAGTGAGATAGATACTTTCAGAGCTGAAATGATGGCAATGATAAATTTAAGGTTTGACGAATTACTAAAAGAAGTTATGAAGAAAAGGAAATATCAGTTTACAGTGGTTAAGGATTCAAATGATTTGATAATAAGCGCAACGGCACAACAGGTTTAATATGGCAGATAATGTTTTAATTAACGCAGTCACAACTCCAGGGGGTGCTACCATTGCAACAGATGAGGTTAATGGTGTTCAGCATGAGTTGGTAAAGGTTGAGTTTGGTGTTGATGGTGTGGCAACGATGGTAAGTGCATCAGATCCTTTGCCGGTAACGGGTACGGTAGAAGTAAGTAATTTTCCTGTAACACAACCCGTTTCAGGAACAGTTGCAGTTTCTTCATTACCTACCGGACTTGCCACATCAGCAAATCAACAAACAGATGCTTTAACAGATGCTGAATTAAGAGCAGCAGCCGTTCCAGTTAGTTTATCAGTAGTACCACTTGCAACAGGGGCGGCGACAGCAACAAAGCAAGATGAACAAACGGCACAACTTGCAACGCTTAATAGTTTGATTGAAACATTAAGTAGTTTGGTTGCTGTACTTAGTCCTTTAGGTGGGGCTATGAACAGCGGAGCACCGGGGTTGAGAGTTACACCAAACGCAGCTACATTACCAATTTCAGGAAGTGTAACGGCAACGGTGGCAAGTACAGTAGTAAGTTCATTAACGAATTTCGGAACAAGTATTCCGGCATCTGAAATGGCACATGATATGAACAACTTAGTAGCAACAATGGCAAATATTAATAACGCAAACGGATAATTTATGGCAGAAGCGCAGAATAATATCCCGATTTTAAATCGTAAAGAATGGCAAACAATGATGCCAGCGCATACCGCAACGGCAGCAGGTTCTTTTGTAGCGGCAGATCAATCGGGGCTTTCAAGATATTCTCTGTATATGCTTTCCGGTACGGTTCATTATTTGTACGACCACTTAAACGATGATTATTTACCAATTACTTCAGGTGCTTTTGCAGGCACATTTGTGGCCGGGGCTTGCGGTTGTTATCATCCGTGGTCAGTTACTTTTACTGCAACAGGTGGAACTACAACAACAGCTAACGTAGCGGCAGCAACTTCAAACATAAGTGGTTTGGTAGTTGGTGCTGAAATAGAATTTTTATCAGGTACGGCAGCTAATTTAGGGCAACGCAGAACGATAACAGCGATTGAAATTGCCGCCGGTGCAGGAACAACGATAATAACATTTGATGCTGCTCCCGGAGCAGTTGTTAATACTGATACTTTCAGGATTTCATCAGGTAGCTTCTTTGTTTTGGCTACCGGAACTTTGGCATCGGGTTCTTTTAAACGTTGGGATATTGCCACCGCTGCATGGAGTAATTTATCAATAACTACATTACCTGCAACGTGGGGAACAGATGGAAGAATGGTTACACCGGCTATATTAACTGATTTCTATGATTCAGGAACGGTAGCGTCCAGTACAGGAACAAGCTTAACCGACGTTACAAAAGCATGGACGGCTGACCAATGGATTAACTCACAAGTACGAATAACCGGTGGAACAGGTATTGGGCAAATAAGAAGGATAACAGATAATGATGGGACTGTATTAACCGTTGCTTCGGCATGGACAACAAACCCGGATGCAACAAGCACTTATAAGATTGAAGGGGATGAAAATGCCATATATGTTTTAGGGAACAATGCCGTAACGATGTATAAGTATTCAATATCGGCTAATACATGGGCAGTTGTTGCACCTACCACAGCAAGAGCAGCCGCACCAATAGCAGGTATGAGTGCAGACTTTGTAGGTAAAACAGGCGATGCAGTTTGGGCTGATATTACCGACATAAAAGACGGGAGATACATTTATTCATTACGAGGCGGTACGGCGGTTCTTGACAGATTTGATATTGCAGGCGGTACGGCAGGAGCAGGGGCGTGGACAGCCGTTACTTATTCACCTGCATTGCAAACATTCGCAACAGGTGACAGCACATTTTGGGATTATGAAAATATCATCATTGCCAAAGAAGGAACGGCAGCAATCCCGCAAAGGTTTTATAAATATTCAGTAGTGGATAACACGATTGTTCCTTTTACTTCTGATTGGTATTTCGGAGGTGCAGCTTTGTTAGGGAATAAGATTTGGGTTAAGAAATTATCCAGTGCTGGCTTGGTAAGATGGGTGTATTGCTTGCAATCAACATCAACGAATTTAAGACGAATAATGATTTTCTAAATGTATGTTATTAACCATTTTAGCAAACAATGTGATGTTAACAGCAACGCCACCGGCACAAACTGGCGGCGGGAGTGGGGTTGCATTTTTTAAACGAAAGGAGTTTAAGAAGTTGAAGGAAAACGACAAACGCATGATGAAAATATTTGAAGCATTTTTAAAAGAAGTATAACATGGAAAAGAAAATTGGCATCAAGGCGAGGCGGCAAGAGAATTGACTGAATTAAAATTGTACGAGGGTTCATCATTAACGGCTTGGGGTGCTAATATGTACACGCCCTTAACGGGAATGAAAGCATATGATAAAATAAATAAATTTAATAATCGTATTGATATAATGATTAAGGCAATGCGAAGTGGTAATTTTACGGATGAAACATTCCAGATGTTGGAGATTGAATTGAGACAACTTCAGCAAACTTTTTAAACGAAGTATAACATGGAAAAGAAATACATATACAAGGATTCTTTAGTCAGCGATTCACTTCGCCTGCAGATTAAAGATGTTGACGGTAAAAAAGGAATCGTTACCGGATATTTTTCTGACTTCAATAGTATTGATTCAGATGGTGATATTATTAAGCCGGGAGCTTTCCAAAAGAGTATTTCACAGAACGGGCCGCAATCCAGCAAGCCCCGGATAAAACATTTGCTTAACCATGATTCCAGTAAGCCATTGGGAGTGCTTGAAGTGCTGAAAGAAGATACTAAAGGGCTTTATTACGAAAGCAGGTTAGGCACTCATTCTTTAGGTGTTGACTTTATTAAAATGGTGGACAGCGGATTAATAAGCGAACACTCAATAGGATTTCAAACAGTAAAATACAATCAGTTGAAGCCCTGGAATGAATGGAAGCAAGGCGAAGCAGCAAGGGAATTGACTGAATTGAAACTTTATGAAGGAAGCTCTTTAACTGCTTGGGGTGCCAATATGAACACTCCTTTAACAGGGTTGAAAACTGAGCAGAAAGTGAGGAAGATTAATGACAGGATAGATATTTTGATAAAGTCATTAAGGGACGGGACATTTTCAGATGAAACATTTGATTTACTTGAAATAGAATTAAAGCAGATGCAGCAGGCAATGATAGACCTGACCACTGAGCCGGAACAAACCACTCAGTCGGATGAAGAAAAAGCAGTTGCCGATATTAAACAATTTTTAAAAACGCTAAATTAAAATAGCATGGAAAAGACATTGCAAGAACAGTTGGTAGAGCTTAAATCACAGCTTGAAACCAGCTTAACAGAAAAAGCAAAATCAGAGATTGCTTTACAAATAAAATCTCTGGAAGAAAAAATGAAGCCGGTTGATTTGACAGAAATCAAAGCGGAAATCAAAAAAGTTACTGATTGGCAGGTAACCAAAGACGAAGCCGATAAAAAGAATCAGCAGGCTTTGGATGAACTGATTGCTCACCAATCAAAAAGGAAAGGACCGGAAACTGGTACATCTTTCAAAGATGCTTTGGGCGAAGCAATGGAGCAAAAGAAAGCAGATATCCAGGGTTATACAAAGAACCGTCAGCAGGTAAGCCTTGAACTAAAAGCGGTTGGTAACATGGGTTCTGGAAACCTGACAACTTCAGGCACAGAAACTTTTGCCGGCAATACCATGATTGGCGGTGTGGGCCGAAAGCCTTACGAAATCAGCCACATCCGTAATGTGGTAAATGTGCAGCCGATTGCTACTGATTCAGCTTACGTTATTCGTGATAACGCAGGCGAAGGCGGGCCTACTGCTGTTTCTATGGCTGCTGCAAAGCCTCAATCAGACCGTGACTATGTGAAGCTGATTGTACCTGTAACCAAAGTGGCGCATTACTTCAAAATTCCTGAAGAAATGCTGGCTGACAATGCATGGTTACAGAATGAAATCAGCAGTATAGGGCTTGAGGAGTTGTTGGCGAAAGAAGATGATTTGATTTTAAATCAAGTTGGGGCCGCTGGATTATTCGCAGGCTTAACAACTGCAACAAATAGCACAGCGTTTGCTGCTCCGGCTTCTTTAGCTCTTGGAGTTGACCTGGCCAATAATTACGATGTACTTGTTGCCGCATGGACACAGGCAAGGAACGCAAAAGTTAGCCCTAACCTGGTTCTTTGCAATCCTTCGGATTATGCAAAAATGATTCTTACAAAAGAATCTGCAACAAGCGGAGCATATGTATTTGGTGCGCCTAACATTGCCATTCCTAATATCTTTGGTATTCCATTGGTGCCACATACTGCGATGACATCAGACAAATTTCTGATTGGCGATTTCAGTAAAGTGACACTTGGACAAAGGGCTGGCGTTTCTGTTCGTTTTTACGATCAGAACGAAGATGATGCTATTAAAAACATGGTAACCGTTGTTATTGAAGAAAGGATAACCATTGTTGCAGGTCGTGCAGACTACCTGTATTATGGTGATTTCTCTGACGGACGTGCAGCACTGGAAACAGCATAAGCATAATGGTTGCAGGGCGGGTTCGATTCCCGCCCATGCTTCAAAAAAAATATGAACGCAAATAATATCATATCAATCCAAGATGTAACGGTTGGTGCCATTACCGAGCCGATAACAGTGCAAGATGTAAAAGACTATTTGCGTATTGAAGGCTTTACGGCAGTAGGCGGCACAGAGGTAGCGTTCAATGATGATGATATTATTATCGGAATAATTATAACGGCAGCGAGGGAGCAGTTTGAGAAATATAGCGGCATTACTTTAACGGCAAATAGAAGTAAGAAAGTAGTGCTGAATAATTTTTATGGTGCGCTTGAGTTACCATTCGGGCCGGTTAAAGAAGTAACGGCTTTAATTAATTCTAACGGGGACGACTTGCTTACGTCCGTTGAAACAGTTGGTACAATGTGGGTCTGTCTTACATCTCCAACTGGCGATAACTTAACCGTTACTTATACTTGCGGCTATGGCACCACTGGCCTTGAATCATTACCTGCATCAATTAAATTAGACTTGTT